GAAATTTGGTCCATAACTTCCTGTAATTCTGATTCACCTGTGGTTCTTATATCAGAAGCATTTATTTGAACACCGCCAGGTAAATTATAAGTAAACACAGAAAGCATGTTAGCCAAAGCAATCTTAGATTTGGCAATGCAATATCTAACAAAAAGCTCATCAGCAAAAAGATCGTCATCATTCAGAGCAACAAAACACCTAATAGATACGTCAGTACCGCCAACACCAAATCCTTGAGCAAGCTGTCCCTTACCCGATCTACCCGGATCCCTACCTAAAATGGTTAATTTTTTGCTATTTTTATTCCATTTAAAAGCAAAAGTCTCTAATAGATATGCTTTAGCTAAATCGAAATATGAGTACATAACAGTACGGTAAACTAAGTTATCACCAACAAAAGGAGAAAGTAATAATTCAGATCCAAGTAATTTGGAATCTCCAAAATCCCTATCTGGTGTACCTGATATACCAGATCCGCCAACTTCTCTAACATCATATACACTAATAATAGATTCTGGTAATTTTATTTGTCTGGTTGCTCTAAATTCAGGATGCCTGAATATTTCATTTTGCAAAATAAAAACCCTATCCTCAACCGCATATTGATAGTTATCAAAGAACCATGCTTTGGCTCTTTTGATTATTCTTTTTGTTTCTTGCTGATTAAGATTATACGGAAGGGCACAGCTAAAAGAAAGTGCGTCTTCTATTTCTTGAATTAATTCTTCTTCTGTCATCTTTTAGCGGTTATTTTTAAAAGTTCATGTTACCAAATCTTGGATTATTGTATCTATCGTTTAAATCTTTTAATCTCTTATCTGTAACAAATCTTTCTTTTCTGAAATCCTCCCAGCCTTTAACTTTTAGTGTCTCCTTGCTAACATCAGCATTTTCACCAATTTCACCGGCTCTTAGAACTCCCTCTTTTATCTTGCAATTAATGCTCTTACCTGCACAGTCTATAAAGCAGTCTTCAAGTTCGTTGCCAAAATCAATAACGCAATCTTTAACCTTAGAAGATACCACAGTTGTATCACTAACAATGTAGCATTCCTCGATCGAAGATTTTTTTATCTTTGAGCTGTAAATATTACAGTTTTTAATTATTCCGTTTTTAATATCGCAAAGAATAAGATCTATATCTTTAAGTTCTAAAGCTTCCCTACTTCTAGCATCTTTTAATTGGCATCTTCCTGTTGTTGTGTCGTAATTAAAATATCCAGAGGTAACATTACCTTCGACAATTATATCGAAAATCTTATCTCTAATAACTGACCAATACGTTTTTATGTTCTCGTCCCATCCTTTAAGGTCTACAAATACATGGAAATCTGGGAAATTTCTAAAAAAGAACTCAGGATCACTAAAAGATCTAACGACCTTAGTGTATTGATTCATCATGCTTTGTAGCTTAGCAAGATCATCTTTTGAATAACCCGATATTCTGTGACTAAGTAAATCATAAAGATATAGCAGTACATAATCTATTATTTCCCTAATATCTTTACTTTTTTTCTGGTAATCTCTATTTCCTAAATATCTAAATTCAAGATATCCCTTTGGTATTTTTGTAAAGTTTACCCCATAATATTTGTCCTCCGGAACTTTGAACATTTTAGGGTCTATCGAAGTTAGATTTTCTACCATAGCAAATCTGTTTCTCGGAACCACTCTTTTTATGGATTTAGCGTAAACATTTTTGGATCTGTTTCCAAATTTAGAGTATATGAAATTTTCATCTAATCCTAGTATGAACTTTAGCTTATCTAGATTTTCCATTCTATCCTTAACATCCTTTCTAAATTTGTCAAAGCTAACAGAGAATTGAAAAGCACATCTATCATTTGTCCAGCCATTCTCATCTATCCAATTGAGAACTTTTATTAATATCGGGATGGCTTCATTATAAGGTAAAGGTCCAGTGATGAATTCAACCATTTTGCTCCCACCTGAATAATCTGGTTCTAATTTGCAGGTATTTGCATCCACAACAATATTAGAGTGGTATCTTTCGGATACCACTACTTTTTTATTAATTAACTTAGAAAGAGATTCAGCTGTTCTGCCCTTTAGTATGTTGGTATAGAATTCAAATTCGAATCCTATTACAGATGAGCTAAGAGCATGAAGCTTATCAAAATGTGTTCTATTGTCGATCATTTACCGGATCTGCGAAAATTTTTCCGCTAGCTGGTTCAACTTCATAAACCGTAACTAGTAGATCATCCCCAGGCTTAAGATTTTTGGTTTTTTTACCAATTCTCTCCTGAGGGATAAGAGCCATAAGACCAAATTCTACAAGATCAATAAGGACACCATTTTTTCTCTTGTGCTTAATCCTTGCTTTAATTTGCTCGCATGTTCCGTCCTTGATTTGTTTGTCAAGATCGTGTATGATAACGTTTCTTTCTAGAGGTTTTTCTAGAGTTAATGTTAATCTGTTATTGTCTTTAATTTCCTTAACGTAGAATTCGATCTCGTCGCCTGGATTTACACCAGTGATAGAGTTATCCTCGCTGAATTCTGTTTTGTGAATAAGCCCGGTATAAACTTCTTCCCATTCAACGAATACTCCAAAGTCGCTTGTTCCTGTAACATATCCTTTATATTTCTTAGTAAGATCCAATTCCTGAATCTTGCTTTCCATAATTTTGTTGAGGTATTTCTTATAAGAAACGATGAAGATATCTTTAGCCTCAACGTAACCTTCGATCATTACTTGTAATTCTTTTCCAATGTATGATTCAAAATCTGTAATTCTGTTAGCAGCTGCCAAAGATCCAGGTAAGAAACATTTAATACCGGATAGATCGACGATGTATCCACCTTTGTTGATGCTTTCAATCTTAACAGTATATGCACTAGATTCTTTTTTAATCTGTTCAAATAATTCAAGTCTAATACTGTGGATGTAGTATTCAACAACAGAACCTGTGTATGTCCCTCCGATTTTTCTAACCTTAGCCTGTAGAGCATCTCCAGGATTGAAAGATATCCCAGTTATTCTTAATTTTTCCGCGTCCTTTTTCTCTTTCTTGAGATCTATGTAAATTGTTTGTCCTGTGCTCGTTTGCGCTAATGCCTCTGTCTCATTAATGCTAACAATCTTACATGGATAAACGTTACCCTCATTAAGATCTTTAGATAAACTCATATTTTCAGGGACTTCTTTGAAATAATTGTTATAGCCGTCTAAAAGCTCCTGTGCATAGGGCTCGTGGCAATAAATTTTAGATCCGCTAGGGATTCTTTTTAGTTTGGTGTTTGGATTTCTGCCATTTCCTATATCCCAACTGAAATCGTCTGGATTGTAGATGTTAGTTGATGTAAAATCAATCATGTTTTTTTTGTTTAAGAAGTTATTAATTCTAGTATATATCTAAGCTTAAGTTCCTTTAAAAAACCCGTAATTTTTTAAAAAACTATAGGCACAAAACCTATCATAGGGGCAGGTCCGGCTGGTGTTGGTATACCACCATTATAAATGAGTTTAAATTCAAGCATATTGGCGGCAAACGAGAAGGCTAGAGCAGTAGCAACAGCGGTAGCACTGATTCTTCTTTCTGGTATAGTTTTAAAAAGTTTTCCTGTATTAAATGCTCTTCTGAGATAATCAGCAAGTCTTTTTCGACTTCCGTAATAAATGGGAATATAAAAACCACCTAAAGGAGGGGTAATTATACACGGAGGGACAGGAGGGGCTGCTGAAAAAGGCTGCTGTAGTGCAGAAGCCCAATAAGCTAAAACACCGTCTGCCATGATTACATAAGGATCATCTGTATCTTCTTCTGGTTTATTTGGATCCTCTTGATTTCTGTAATTATCAGCAATCTCATTAACCAATTTAGTTTTAAGATCCATGCTTCTTTTAAACTCAGCAGCATATCTTTCTTTCTTCCTCTGATCCAGAAAAAGAGAAAAGCCGGAGTCATATTTACGAGAGTTATCATCAACACCCTTCACATAAGTAAATTTTAATATAAAATCTTCAGTGTATCTTGATGGTATTTTTTGAGGATCATTATAGTGGTTTTCTTGAAAAATCTTACTGGTTAAAACATCCGATTTATACTGAGAAAAATCGGTAGATTTTATCAATCTTAAAACTGAGCCCTCGTCAGCTTCCTCTACCTCTTGAGTGTTCTTAACTCGAATGACATACTTTTTTCTACCCGAATCTGTTCTGATGGAGGATATAATTCCCTCTATGTCTCTTTTGTTAAGGTTGTTTGCAACAGAAACTGTAGCAATAACATCATCGCCAACTACTAGATCTTTTTTAAGAATATTTTTACTTTTCTCGTTAATTCTAGCTAAAACTTTTCTACCCAAATCTCTTTCATATCCAGTAGCAAGAGAATTAAGCCAAATTAGATATCCTGAGGTTCCATCAAACTTAGAAAGTATGGTGTCCGATAATTTATCAATCAATTCATTTTCGTCCTTCGGATACTTTGGAAAAGTATCAAACATCTGTGAGAAAGTAAAGTCAGGTATAGATGCTCCGTTTTCCTTTGACCATGCTAAAAATTCAGTATCGAATTTATCTAGATACTCGTCGATGTTAACGGAAGGAATAGGTTCTTTCAGATCCTCATATTTTGGGTCTTTTAATTTATCATCCAATGTAGGGGATCTTTCACTCTCGAGCAATTTAAAAGCTTTCGAAAATGCAATCTTTAATAATTTAGTATTTCCTTTCCTGTGTAAGTTGCCAAACGGGGTTTGCGCCTTTCCGTTTACAGCTAAAACATATTGATCCGCAAGATATGTTGCGAAATCATCGACATCCTTTCCTGCCGGATCATAAGATCCTTTTATAGATTGCCCAGATAGTTTATCGCCAACATTAGTTATAAAAGAACTCCAATCTGCTGACATTGTTATTTAGTTTTAGTTACTTGACTTAAGTGTTGGGGATCAACCATAGGAACTACTGGAACTCCGGAAGGTCCTACCCCAGTTGGATGCGTATGCGCATTAAAAAAAGTTAAAAATGTACTTCCCAAAACAAGTTTTTCTATAGCTCCTTCTCCCAGCTCTATATTTTGTGATTTTACAATTACTTTTTGCTTTGCTCCCTGTTTTTCCATTCTAACCTCGTCATCATTCAGCTTTAAAACTATCCGGAGTTTCTCTTTATTCGTTCCCGCGTTCTGTGTGTCTATCTGAATAGTCGCATCACCTAGCTGAAAAACAAGACCTTTTTTTCTGGTATAAATCATCTTAAGAGCTCCCGGTTGAGCCTCTGAATCGTAAATTAAAGACTGAGTTCCGTCATAAGAATTATCATCTCTAAGCTCGGCGAGTAGATCCTTCGATATCTCTTTGATAAAGTGATAATTCATTTTATAGTAATTATTATCCTCGAATTCAACAGCTACAACCGAACCTAATCTAGGTATAGATATATTTCCCCCACCGAAGCTTCCGCCAAAGGCTAGACCTGAGATCTGTTCTGCCCATGGTAAATCATCTGACGGGATTCCATCAAATATTCCGAAAACTTCTATTCTTGCTCTCCCCTGATAAAGTGGATCCTTAATATCAACCACTTTACCAAGGTACGTTTTTTGACTTGGCATAATTATTCAAATTTTTCAGGCTCGGGATTCATTCCCCCCGTACTGATATTATATTTATATTCAGACTTTAAATTTCCTAAATTTAATGGGTTTTCTATAATGAAATCCCCGCTGGTATTAGGATATGCTTTACCTATGTCTCCTCTAGATTTTTTGTTAGCGTTCTCTATTTTTTGATAAACTGCATTTGGTTTAGTGGAAAATGTGTTTGAAGGATCCCTGAGTTCACCATTCGAAGAAATCTTTTGAGTCTGTGCATAGACAGGTCCTGCTTCTATATTAGCCTGTGAAGCTGATTTCACTGGATCGGGATAAACCTTCTGTTCTGGTAGAGACATTGGATTTTGATTAACCTGATAAACATCTTCCGATATTGTTGGATAAACCCTCTGTGGCACACCGAGTTCACTTCCAGGAACGTTGACATAAACATCTTCATTAGGATTTGTATAGACCCTATCGGGTACACCAAGATCAGTTCCAGGAACGTTGGAATATGAATCACCTCCTGGCGCTACATAAACTCTATCGGGGACTCCTAGATCCGGTCCAGGCGAGCTTGTGTACTCATCACCTCCTGGTGCTGGATAGACTCTATCAGGAACTCCTAAAGCAGTTCCTGGAACATCCGCGTAAGCGTCCCCGCCTGGAGCAGGATATATTCTCGACGGAACACCAAGATCAGTACCAGGTACATTAGCATAAACGTCGCTGCTAGGATCTGGATAAACCCTATCAGGAACTCCTAGATCAGGTCCAGGAACGGTAGCATAAACGTCACCATTAGGAACCGGATAGACTCTTCCGGGAACACCAAGATCTTTACCAGGAACTTCATTATAAACATCACCTGACGGGACATTATAAACTCTATCAGGTACACCTAAATCAGGTCCAGGTACGCTTGGGTATCTATCACCTCCGGGTGGTGGATATACTCTTCCTTGGATTCCTGATACACTGCTAACTCCTAAATCCTGTCCTGGGACTTTAGCATAAACATCGCCAGAAGTTTTTTTATAGACCCTTTGTGGCGGTCCACCCAATCCAGTCGTTTGCGGATTAGGTAATTCTGTCTTTTTAAATCCTGCATTTACGTTTCCTAATTGATCAAGAAACTGCTGTGCACTATTGAAAGAAAGATTGCCTAATATTTGCGAAGGATTTAAACTATAGATATTACCTAAAGCTAATGAATCTAAACCTGCAACGTTAGGTTTTATAAAGCTCGCAACGCCTTCGTTAATAAGATCGTTTAGTGAATTGCTTAAAAAGTTAGTTAATAATTCACCGCCTAATGAAAGAATATCACTACCCAAATTGCTAGGATTTCTTTGAACCGATGATCTGGCTCCGTCCCAGCTATCGCCAAGAACCATCGGTTTACCGTCTTGTCTGATATTCGGATATTGTGATCTCATTCTAACCCTGCCCACTATGATTCTAAATTTCTGACCTACTGGTGTTGCTGTATCTGAACCTGCACTGATTTCGCTTGGTATTGCTGTGCTCTCGCTAAAATCAAATTCACAGTTTCTGCACTCAAAAACAATAACTGGTTTTATCCCGGTCTGATCCTGTTGATTTCTTAACATAGAAAAATCATTATCAACACCAGCACCGTTTAAAACGTTTCCGACAAATGAATTAAATCCGCTTGCAGGATTTGTGTTTGAAGATCCCCCATTATATTCGCTATTTTGCTCACCAGCCACATCACCCAAATTTGTACCTGGATTATTACCAGATCCCAGCATTGATGTTAAATTGTCTATCGTAGTTAAAGCAGCGGACGATCCAATAAGTCTAGAAGTCTTAAAGAAATTACGAATCTCAGAAACGAAAATATACATTGTAAACTTTCTTAAGTTTCTGGGTATAAGCTCTCTCATATTATCATAGTCGAAAGTTGCCTGATTATATAGATCTGCAAGAGCAGTTATTCTCAAATTTAGCGACTCCAATGTGGTAAATTCTAAAGCCTTACCTGCAGTCCGCTGCGAATTAAACTCAGATCCTGCCTCTGTTGCAAAGCCCTTTCTAGCAACAAGAGGTAATTGATCTAATCCAGATATCGATTGTATAAACCAAGGAGAATTATTAAGTAAATCGCTTAAACTATTTTTAAACTGAATTAGCATATCCGATCTTTTTCCTCCCCGCTGAAATTCAGCTTCTCTCTCCTGTAGATATGTTATCGCAGAATAAAAATTGATTGCTCCATTAGGGGTAGTCCTGTATGAGTATTGGGGTTGTCCAAATGGATTGGATGAAGAGAATCCGCTGGGTATATAAGACGTTTCTTTAAAAAGAGGACTAGGCGGAAGTCCATCGTCATCCCTTACTGGGAGTGCACCAAAATCTATCACTATTTTAAATCCAAGATATGTTGGATCCTCGTACTTTCCTTGTTTGGATAGCTTAAAGCCTTTTAAAAATAGACTTCTTAATTTATCTGTTGCTCCTAATGACATTAATAGATTTAATTTTTATATTTATCCTTCTTTTTTAGAACATGTTTTTAAGTATTGAAATAGGGAATGCTTTAGGCGCAGCACCAGAAGAGTTAGCCTTCCATGTTCTTTTAGCTAGTATTAAATGTTGCTTCATACCTGCACTTGACCTGCTCCAATATATAGACATAGAGACAACGACATAATTGCCAGACAAAAACTCATCTTTAGTTGGAGTCATAGCTGTATTATTTTCTCTATTAGGAAGATTTCCAACATTCTGTTGTCTTATACCCCCGCTCGAAACGTAAATGGCAACAGGTATAACCTGACCTCTATAAATTCCAGGAAAGAAATCAGTGAGCTCCACTTCTAGTGTTAGTTTTGTGCAATCGTTTATATTGATAAGATTCTGATATTTTGCATGATAATAATTTTTATGTACACCATCATTAGCAGAAACCTGTGTATTCAATACACCAAGCCATTCTCTTCTTTTTTCTTCCTTGTACTCATTTCCCCTAGCTCTTCCTTTTTGTAGGATGGAACCTACACCAACGTGCTCAGCAGTGATTGATTCTATTGGGTAGCTAACATATTTTTGTTTAGGATCGTCATTTGCATCGTTTTCGTCATAGAATCCTATATCAGTAATATAGCCGCTCTCATTTACATTATTACCTGCTCTAGAAGTTAATGTATATCCATTTATGAAATACGGAACTAAGCCAAATCCTACCCTATTAGTTATTACTAAAGGTACTGTTTGAGCTGTTGGAGCGGTTCCCTCTGGAATAGCAGCATCTATCTTATTACCTGCTGACGTGTATCCTGGTAAAATCCTAGCCTCAGCTTTAGGATCTTCGTCAAAGGCAAATTGAGCTCCAAGATTAACGAAATTGAGATTATAATAAGGATCTATCCAGCAATCATAAAAGCTCGTATCATCGTCTTTATATGATCTGAGCGAAACCTCCCGAATGAAATCATAATAAGAATAATTTGGACATATCCAAGTCATTTTATCATCTAGAGATTTATCATTAGACGAAAACCCTAAATTCAGATCTTGCGAAACCTCCAGCAGAGTATCATGGGAATTTAAACTGCTGAATGATTTTATTCTGTTTGTATAAAGCCCAGGTATTCTGCATTCTGCAACTATGCTAAATCTTAAATTAATTCCCCTTCCTTCGGGATCACTTCCGGTTTCTGAATATTTGCTTGACACATCACTAGAAACATTCAATATATTAAAATCCATTCTTATTGGCTTATAATAATCACCGGGTGCTCTCATATAAAGTGAAACTATGTCTCCATCTTTAGGATAATTCACAGAGATAAATATGCTTTCAGCTGCGATAAAAGAAAATCTGATGACTGGAATAAAGCCGCCAAGATCCATGTCAAATTTAGTAAGATACAATGAAATGTTATATCCATTAATTGAAATAAAAGGGACATTTAATCCTGTAGATTTTTCCGCTGTTTCCCCTGAGCTTCTTAATGAATCAACATCGGTAGCACCATTAGCAAAGTCAGTCTGAATTAGCTCATCCAGCTTCATATTGTTTAGCGCTACACTAGATATAATTATAGAATCTCTTTCCATTTATCTTTAGTTTGTCTGTGGTGTATTAAATCCACCTCCCCCAGCATTCGGAGCAAATACAAAAAATCCATTCTTCCTGAATATAGGTTTTTCCCCAGGTTGTAAAACGTTAGGCGGAAGATTAAGCTCAGGTTTATTTTTTATTTTATCTTGTAAAAATTTTTTTCTGCCATCGCTTACCTTAAATTTCTTCTGCTCCTGATTTTTCTTAAATACGTTATTAGGATTTGTGTTTGTATTAGAAGAAACTTCCTGATTCTGTGCTTTCTTAACTCTAAAAGATTCCTTTACTGTACCAGAATCGGGAATTGCTAAAGCCATACCTTCTTTTAAAGAAAAAGGATTACCTATTGCATTAAACTTTAATAGCGATCCAACCATACCAGGATCTCCCAGCTTAATAGCTGCTATTAAATCGGGTCTCATTTGGTAATACTCGGTAACGATAAAAAAGGAAGCTATAGATACTGGTAAGTTGTTATAAGTTATTGATGCTTTAGTTAAATCCCATATACCATAAGTCCCTGTAGAATTCAAATTATTTTGTGGATTGAATACCGATTTATTCTGAGTAATAGTGTCTATTATTAATGCCATTTTATATTAATTAATTTCCTCCTGGACCTTTCATGTCAGCTAGATTGTCAATACTGCTCTTCCATAATCCATCTTGCAATCCTTGATCTGGCGTATCCCCACTAAGTACGTTTCCTGCCACATCAGCAAAGGATCCAAAGCTTTGTAAGTTAGCAGACGTTTTTTCAGAGCTATGATAAAGCCTTCCGTCTCCCCTATTGAATATGCTTTCAATCTCTCCCCTTTCTCTGTCTCTTGCGTGTTTGAGTTTGAATGTTGCTTTCATAGTAGTTGGAAAATCATCAGGGCCTAGTGTGTCACCAAATTCAATGCTAACATCATCACATAGCAAATTTCCAATCATTGCAATAGGATTACAAGGATTACCTATAACTACGTGCCATTCTCCTATCGGTGCTCCAGTTAAAAAGCTTAAAGGTGCTTGGTACTTCTCTATAAATTCACCGGTAATAGCTGTTTTCAAGAATCTAGAAGCATCGTCGCCCAAAGCATTTGTTATTTCTTTTAGCGTATCAGATATGTTATTTCCTGCATTTTTGCCTAGCCTTGTATAGATCTCTTTTATCTTATCAATCAATGCCTGATCATTTTCTCCTCCGCCACCTCCACCTGTAGTTTCTGGTGTCTCAGCTGAATCTCCGCCACTAGTGAGGTTACCTAATTTGGATCCGTATGTAAGTAGCCATCCCATAGGATCTTTATAATATTCCTGTAGACCTTCGTCTCCACCAGGAAATCCTATGGCAGGGAAATTGGAGTTATATCTAATATCTGGGGTTAAAAAATTCCCATAATTTGTACCGATCGATAAAAGATTACCCATCAAATCCAAAAAAGCAGCCTTACTGTTAACTTCGCCTACAGAGCTTAATTCATATTCAAATATCAGATTTAATCCGGCCCAGCTAAAACTAAGACCTGTATTTCTAGTGTATCCATTGGTAACAACATCAACAGGGGTCCAAATATATTCTCCCATTATACCAGCCCTTTCCTTAGAAAGATCTCTTAGCCCCTTAGCTCTTATACCCTTAGATATAGTTTCATCCTTGTCAGTTGCAATAATAACGCCTTCAGCAAGAGCTGCACCTGCATCAAAAGCATTACCCATTCCCTCTGATATTTTTTGCAAAACACCACCAAAAAACTTAACCGGGCCATCCTGAAAGAATCCCTTAGAAAAAGCTTCTTGTACTAAAGTAGCACCCTGATTGCTTTCTTGCCAATTTATACCTGTGCTGAATGTTATAAGGTCACTTAGAACATTTCCAGTATTACCGCCAAACCAAGTAACTGCCTGTGCAACGGGTCTTCCTGCTCCCCCTGCATGATACGATTCACTGCTTTTAATATTATTTTTAGATCCAGGCACAGAAAGATTATCCAAAACTGGGGTAGGAAATCTTCTTAGAGTTATCATGTAGTTGTTAGGAATGGTGCCGTAGTGCTTACAATACAAGAAGTCTTTCCAATAATAAGGCGCGGAAAGCCCCCCTATTATAGACCCCTCTATATTACCGAGGAGCCCCCTTAATATTCCTGTGTTCTGATCACTTGCTGCTTCGAATGTTGCAGTTTCTCTAACTAAAAACCCAGCTGTTGGATTTTTGGACTGTATTGAGGATACCTTAGTGTTATAGTTGGAAGACTCCGATCTATAATAAGCATCAACGAAATCATTTCCACCGCTTCCTAGAGAATAAAAAAGGTATTGGCCGTATTTTCCAGGAGTCCTCTTAGCAGCCTCGTAGAATAAACTTCTAGCAGTCGGACCCTTATATGGATTATTAGAACCTAGATTGCTTGCTTCTGATATTATATCATTAGCAGTACCCTGAAGTGTTGCTTCATAGAGTAGGCCAATCTTTTGCTTATCTATTGACATTTTTAACTATCCCCATTTTTTTACAAATCGTGGATAGCATAGTCTATTATTTCGGAGAAATCCTCAAGAAACTCCCCTAAATTTGATTTAAAATCAGGAGGCATGTTTCTATAGCAAACAAGTATACTATCACACTTATTACTATATATTCCTTGAGTTATTTTATTGCGAATTGAATGATTTAGTATAAATTCAGATTCTGGATTTAGATTAACTGTCTCATATCCAAGATCTCTTATTATTTTAGTTATATCTATAACATAGAAATCACAAGAAAAAATTGATTTTTTTCTTGCCTCTTTGGGTGAGTGCTTGGAAATATAAAAATTCACATTAATCCTTTTATCCATTCATTAAGTATTTTCTATTTTATCCCAGTCTTTATTCATAAGCATGGACTGGAAACTCCCATAATCATTTGATTCGTTACGGTAAATAAATATCTCATTATCTTTGACACTATCGGGTTTTTGTGATTTCTTATTTGCAATTTCTTGATTCTTCATATCTTGAAGATTTTGCCTATGCAATTCTTTTCCATTTTCTAAGTTAGATGTTGTTGAAAATGGCTTATGTGGTTTAAGTAAACCGAAATGTTTAAGAAGTTTTCTTCTCTCTCTTCTGTTCTGCATTTTTTTTATTTTTTTTAAATTTCTACAGTAAATCCTTTTGATTTTCCAAAAGTTGAATCGTCTCTATTATAAAGGTCCATGCCAACCACGAATTTAAAAAGTTTTAAAAATATAGCAGGAATGAAAACATCCTTTGCTTTAACAACATCATTAGCAGGGATGAATATAAATTCGGATAATTTTTCACTCTCTGATCCATCGGTTGTTGCTATATCCTTATCTAAACCTGTAACATCAACGCCAAAACATGGATGCTCTGCATCAACCATTTTAGAAGCTGTTACAGTTCCTAAAAAATGCCATTTAGAATTATCTGTAACATCAAATCCAGATTCTTCTTTAAGCTCTCTTTTTGCGGTCTCCAGAAAATCTGGATCTTCGTCTTCTGATGTCCCCGAAATGAGACTAATAGAATATCCGCCCTCTCTGAAAGGGTTTTTTTCCTTCAGAACTCCTAGCATTAAAGGCAATCCCTGGTCATCGTTAATAAAGGGGAGTATCATAACGGACTCTACCGTTGATCTTATGCCTACTTTACCTTCTCTCTCTATAACATCAAATCTAGGCGTAGAAGAAAGTATTTTTTCTTGTGAGTTATTCATCGTCGGGTTTTTTATTGTTTGTTACTAATGCTTTTTTTTCCTGAACTTTAGGGGTTTCTTTCTTTTCATAATATGATTTTTCAATAGAATCTGCAAGAGAGGCTTTAATATCATTTATATCAACCCCATCTAAAACAAAGTCTATTATTTCTCTTTCCGCATCTTCAAAAGAGCCCGATAAAACGTTGTAAAGATCTTTTGATGGAAGATTCAATTTTATATTAATTGAAACATCAACCATGTTCTTTTTCTGTTTTTTCAGTAGCTTATATATCGGAGAATCGTTTTGTTGGATTTTTGGATCTTCGTATATGATGGACGTAACGGTTGTTTGCTCATTAGGTTTTGGATAATTAACAGGTGCACTGTGGACGGGCTGTGCGGGTAACATTATTACATACTCGCTAAGAAGCTCAGAGTTTATTCTTTTCCCGCTTTCAAATACTATGAATGTAGCATCCCCATTTAATACGATATCTTTATATTTTTCATCCATTCCAATATCATCACCTTTGATCCACTGATAGTCAAATGCACCATAGTATGAACGAGCATCGTTTATTGTTTGTTCGCTTATTTCCATTTTTTTCTTTTTTTTATCCTTCTTATTAAATAATGAAGATAGTATCCCCATAGCTTTACTTTTTATTGGATTTTTTAGTAATTGTTTCTGTAGTTTTTTGATTATACGATTCACCAAATAATCTTAGGTTGCTGTAAAGATCATTAATAGTTGCCACAGAGAATATCCATATCTAATTGTAGAAATTAGAGGTCTCTTTGTTTCGGCTTTAAAATTTATTCTTTTGGTAGTTTTGAAGAGATCTCTTCCACGTCCTTTTTATCCATGAATTCGGAAAGGAGTGCTGCTACATTTTTTAGCATTTCTCTGTCTTCTGATCTTGACTCTACTGATCTTTTATAGTGATTGAATAATGACTCCTCGTCTGTATTATTCTGTATACACATTGACCTTTTGGTTAGATACTTAATATATGGATCTGGATTTTTTATCTCGCTAAATCCTTTATTCACTGTAATTACGTTCATATTAGGAATTTTGAAAGATGTTTTCTTGTCTAATGAATCATTGTTTATGTAAACGCAAGGGTGATGATCACTAGGATTTAGATATATTTTAAACTTTGATAAAAAATCTTCTTTACTTCTTTTTGTTATTTCAATAAGCATACCATTATCCAGTGTAGCATCCCAAACATAATCACCGCAGGATTTAAAAGATTCTACGGAACCTGGGATTCCTATCAGATCCATAAGCAATTCCACATCGTCCTGTGCATTTTGTTTTGTTCTTTCCTGCCCTGTTGTTTTTGAATTCTCTAAATGATTAGCAAAATCTTCAATAAAATCTTCTATCCTGGATTTATTTACACCCTTTGATAACCATTTTGAGTATGTATTGATATTCAATTCTATTATAGATCCATCACTATCTTTTTTAATAGAAACTGCGTTATTAGGTATCCATATATAATCCGATTCGTTACCGTCATTATTAACATAACAAATAGCTATAGATGTCTCATTTTTCTTTGGTATTATTATCTTATCAGGTGTGGTTTCTTTGCCTTCCGCTGTTAGATCAACGGGTGATATGATATACCCTCCGTTCCAAGAATCTTTAATCCCAGGTATATTATAAGACTCGCTCTCGTTAATCTTAGACTTCTGAAAATCATTAAATCCTAGTATCATCTTAGTTTCTATAATCGCTTCCAAAGGAAACAGTAATTTTGAATTTTTTAGGATCAGTAGACTTATTCATATCAATAGTCAAATTATTAGGATAGGTAGGTATTACACTAGCAAGTTTATCAACATGAAGCTGACTGTAATCTATAGTTTTACCTGGGATTAGATCCATATCGAATTTTTTAGGCTCTTCATTTGGATAATCATCCACGCTAAATTCAAGTTCTACCAAATTAATATTAAATATAAGATCATCAATACCTGCTTTTTTAACTATAAGATCCACGCTATATTCAATAAAAGCTTTAGCATCGTCAATATCAGCGTATTCTTCAGGCCTGTTAAAAAGATCAATCTCAATATACTTTAGCTCCATTCCAAATGAGTAATCTCCTCTAGAACTACCCTTTTTAGAAGAGCTAAATGCAGAATAGTCGTAAATTCTTCCCACTTTTGTTAGATTTTTCTTCTATATATCTAATTTACTATTTTTAATAACTGAAATATATAATTAAGTATGCTAACTAAATAATAATGGTATGTCAAAGAGAATAAGTCCTATATGGTTTTTAAAAGAACCTATAGATCCAGAACACAAAGAGTATATCTTATTAGATTACCTGAAGGAGATAAGTAAGGAATTAAACAAGGAAAATTGTTATTCCATAATGAAGGAAATATCTAAGATAGTTAAGATATTAAACGATTTTAGAAGAGGAAAGACGTTAAGCGAATACGCATTAAAGTCTCTAAAAAAAGAGGATAAAGCATATGCTAATTCATTTAGTATCGAAGAATTAGATCAGGATCAGCAGGAGACCCTCATGTTAATTGTAGAAGAATCTCTGCAGACACTTTATGGATATTCTGAGGTTTGTCTAGACATTCTTAAAGAAGAAGAATCAAAAATAAAAATATTCAGAATACAGTCTAAATTTGATGTCGATAATAAATTAGACAATTCGGGTATTGTTATCATAAGGAATATGGTAACAGATAAGTTACTTAATTACTTTTTTAAATCAAAAGTTAAAATGGAAACAGCGGAAGGTGATAAGGAGGTTTCAATTCTAAAGAAGATTCATCTAAAGAATTCTTTCTTCTCTCTAAATTATGAGTATATTTACCACGAAATACTAAACGAAATTAGCACGGGCATGAAATATTCGCCAAAATTTTATGTCGTTGAAATATACGAAAACTTCGAAGAAAGTTCAGAAATTCACAAGTTAGCCAAAGAGAAATTCATAGAACACATAGGAATATAAAGACCACAAAAAAAGAGCCAATAGGCTCTTTTTTATTATATTATTTTTTTTAGAAATCATTTAGTCTTTTTATATCCAACGATTCGCTAGTATTCATATTAAAAACCCCACCTACCCCAGGAGCATCAATCATACCTGTCTTATCGTTCCCTATATTTATTCTGTAACCCGGCGCATCTATTTTAGATTGATTACCAAAAACCGAATCTGCGTAGCCAGCATAGTCATATGCAGGTTCTCTTTTTATTTCAGACTGTCCAGATTTTGGAGATATCTCACCTGACTGATTTTCAGCAGAAAGGGGTTTATATGTATTATCGTGAACTTTTGAAAGGAATTTCTTAAAATCTAAGATTTCTCTTTGCGATACATTTTGTATATTCATGGTTTTATTTTTTAATATTAAGATTCTTTTTTACCTGTTAATGAATTCCAGAAAGTCGAAAGGTAATCCATAGCTCCGTCGCCGCTTTGTCCAGAGTAAGCTGAGCTGCTCGATTTCCCGTAGAATTGAGAGGCTTTCTTCCTCGCTATATCAGAAAGCTGAGATTTGTCATGGGGATCTAAAGATGCAATAGCATCTCTACCAATTGAACCCTTTGCTCCCGGACCTCCGAATGCCTCAATCAAAGAATCTTCGATCATTTTTTTGCCTTTCTCTGATTGTAATCCTTCCCTTAATGTTGAATAAAGCCATCCGTTAGGTTTTATTCCCATTTGGGTAGCTAAAGAATCTAATCCTTTTCTTTGGATAAATTCTTGTAAAGCCTTTGCCATCATGGGAGCAAGATATTGAACATTAGCTTTCTCCCCTGTCAATAACTTTGGATAATCTGAAATTGGGATTTGGTCAATAACTTCCTGCACTATAACTGACATATTGGAGTTTTCTTCAACCCCTAATTGCTCCATTAATTTAGCAGCAACTTTTTGTTTTATAGTTTTTCTAAGACCTTCTCCGGCAAATCCAAGTAAACCGTTGAAGAATCCTGCTAGATCGCTAAATTGAAATGCTTCATTTGTTTCCTCACCAGAAAATGAATCGAAATTTTTAATAATTCTAGACATCTGTGTTCTTTTATTTTAACTATATATCCACAGAAGAATTATTAATCTAAGAAGGAACCTATGCTTCCTCAAGGAAAAGATCCACCGCTTTTTGTCTATATTTAAGCTTATCTTCCTTTATTTCGGGATTCTTTAAAGCTTCTTTCTTTCTGTTTACTATAGAGTCAGGCAGCATAGGACCAAATGTGTCTTTTAGTATCTTTTTGTCGGTTCTCCATTCGATAGGGAGATGTAAGGCAAATCTAACTATATCCAGATTTAAGAAAGGGCTTCTTAACTCTAGTGTATGAGCCATTGACATTTTATCTAATCTAGGTAAATGATAATAAGGTAACTCATCAAAAACATCGGATTGCTGTGAATCGTATTCATGAATCCTAGAATACCCGCCGAATAACTCATCCGATCCATCTCCACTTAGGACTATCCTATATCCAGATTCTCTCTTAACTGCCTCAAATAAATGATACTGGGGAACTACAGAGCCTAAATCCACTGGTGTTTCGTTCCATAGCGTGTATATAAGCGCATTCTTAGTTGAATCCATACCATAGTCTAGGAAATTAACAGGCGTGCTTAAATGTGTGCTTAAATCGTTTACAAAAGGAGTTTCACCATTCTCTATGCTAAACCAGGTAACCTTGGCATTCATATGTTTTAATATCCCTGCTATTATTGAAGAATCTAGTCCTCCTGATACCAAAAGTGATATTGGATAGTTCTTAGAAACAAGTCTATTAGATACACTTTCAAACATCTTATCCCATAGCCATTCCATGTGGGTTTCATAATCTGCATCCACCAGCTCTGCTATCGGGGATTCCCAAGTTCTATAATAAGGACCGTATGTTTGATCGAATAACGGAGATGTTATATTATAGAAATAGAAAGTGTTTGGCAAGATCCTTTTAATCGATTTAATCGGTGTTCGGTTATCCCTATTATAACCCCATTTTCTAATCGAGCTTATATAGGTTTCGTCCAATTCATCTAATGGTGCTCTTAGACCCTTTATCTCCGAACAGATCTCGCCAAGATCATTCTTATAAAGGCATTTCTTACCCAATGGGTCAGTGAATGCTATCACGCTACCTTTATTAGAATCATAGATAACTACTGCCCAAAACCCATCCCATGTTTGTATATGCGGTGAATAAGCAGCGGCAAAGAATTCTAAACTTCCGCCTTTATATCCACCAAATAAGCTACAAAGGTATTCAGTATCAGATGAGAAATTACTTCTGTCATAATTAAAGATCTCCCCGTTAAACATTAAATAAACGCCAGGAGAAATCTCCCTAGGCTGATTCCATTCGTCACCGTCCAATGTTTGAATAGGAAGCCTATGGTGGCATAGAGTAACCTTATCTAGTTCCTCTACGGATTTTTCGATTCCCCTGTGTTTTATTGTATCTAAAATTTCAGGATGCTTATCTGCTCTAGTTGTTAATAATATTCCGCACATATTTTTTTAATTAAAAAGTATATCTTCAAACACTGAAGCTATATCGCTTACCGATTGATCATTAAATTTATTTTCAAATACCCATATTTTATGAAGTCCAGCTTCTTGAAACATTGATATTACTTTCTCGTAAGTGTCTCTCTCCCTACTATCACCGTCAATATGATCCCACTGATCTTTGCTTCTATCGGACTTATCTGGATTTTGACCCTTTATATAAACAATAGTGATTTCGTCAAGGAGAAAGTATTTCTTAACTATCTCTATTTGATTTCTAGCTTCTTCTTCTGTTATTCTTCCCTCTAGCAATCCCCACACTAAGACGGTTAATATTCCTCTGTCGTGTATAAAAGATTCCTGCGGTACATCCTTTGCTAGCTGCATAAGCATAAACTCCTTGCCCAAAGAAAAGGCATGTGCTTCCTTGCTATTCTCGCTTTTTAAATTAAGATCGCTGAAGAAATTAGCAAATTTAAACTGAAATCTCGGAATGTGGAAAGAATGTGAGATGAACTCTGATAAAAATGTTTTGCCTGAATTTCTCGGGCCTTCAAATACGTATACCATATATTTCTTTCTATAGTGGAACACAATACATGTTCCATCCAGCAAATATAATAAATCGGTACGGTGAAATCACGAAAAACCCCAATCTTTATTAGGATTGGGGTTTTTGTTATTTTGTATCAGTGTTGATACACTTGAAAGGTGATTGTTGTGGTATCTCATCAAATGAAGTAGCATTCATTCTTTTAACGTGTGTTGCTATACTAGGATAAATGTCAGCAGCTATATAATAGCAGTTATTCCCTAGAATGTTTTTTATTCCACCATCAGACCCTTTTAGGTTACCTAATATTCCTATTCCATCAAGTGTAGATGACATCTGTCTTTTAGAAGAAGTTTTTCTTTTCTTGATATCGTCATACTCACCTACGATAATTTTAGATCCCTCGTAAGTCAATAGAGGTCCGCTATCTGAATCGTCTTCAGTTAAACCGAATATACTATCCTTAGATATTCTTTTAGCTGTAGAAGCTCCTAAAACGTTATCATTGATCCATTTAATACAGCTTACAAATTTACTTCCGTCAAAAGTAACACAGTTAGCTAGCATAACAAGGAAGTTATTAATAGCAACAAATTCTTCCTTTCCTAGATCAGGATTTTTATCACTTTTCTGAAGTGCAATATTAAATGCTTTAGCTATATCGCCCTTAAGATTATCGTAATCAACAAAAGGTATTTCTTTATTCTTAATAGAGGATTCCATCATTTCAAAAGGTCCGGAAAGATCCAGCTCATCGTTATTTGAATTTGTTTTAAGCAAACTTTTAATGCCATCATATCTCCACTGAGGTCTGATCATACCAAATGTGGTCCATCCCTTAAGGTAATTTCTAAGGAATTCTGTTGCGTCCTCATTTCCTAAAGTTTTAATCTGTCTAGCCTCCGCCCACTTATTCCAGTTACATGGTGTTTTCAATGAAGATGTTGCAAGATTGATATTATAAACTGCCCCTTTAGCAAAGAAGTATGAGAACTCTTCAGTTGGTTTAGCTTCATCTAAAGCTAAATTCCAATCTTTTATAAACTCTGTGCTATATGATGCTTTAAGAGATCCATCTTGTTTAACAAAATCATCAGACTCAACTTTTATGCTATATTCGGATCTAAGCTTTTTAGCTAACCCCTTTACTCCAGATGCTGATTTTGAATCGGAAGATCCAGCAGATTTTTCTGAAGGAGTTTCTGCTTTATGTACTTTATATTGTACATCAAGCTCTTTTTCAAATTCCGCATTATTTATTGATATTTTACTCTCATTAACAACAGAGAATAGTTCTGATATGCTTTTAACGTGTCCAAAATTAGATGCGTTCTCGTGCATTTTAGTTCCTATTGTATGTAAAGCTGAATTGATAGCTTTCCTGTTCTTATCAGAAACCCAATCAGATGAAATTATATCGCTTAATAATGCTTGATCTATTTGGCCGTTTATGTTTTTATTACCAGATAATTTTTGAATGACCGAAATAACAGAAGTTGTAGCAGGTCCATATTTACCATTTGGTCCTCCTTTAGATTTTATTAATTTTCCAGCGGGGGTAATGCCGTCGCAAAGTGCAGTTTGTATAGCGAAGATTAATCCACTTCCTTTTATTTTTCTATCTGCGTCAGTATCTCCTCTTTTTAAAGGAAAAACTACTTTTGCAGTTTCAACTTCCTTGGCCTCATTCTCGTCCTTAATTATTTTAACCGCTATTCCGTATTGAGTCTTTGCTCTGGTCATAAGATCCAATGCTTGGCTGACTAAATTAGTAACGTCAGAATAGCTAGTATAAACTTCTTCGTCATCCTCTAACTTCTGTAAAGATCTGTTTGCTGTTTGGATCATGGTGTTGTTAAACTCTTCTTGAAATTTATCAACCTGTTTTTCTAGATCCTCAAGGAGTTTTCTATTTTTGTCACCGCCTTCAGTATTATCTAAAGCTTTTCTTTTTTCATCAAGCTCTATGAAAGTTCTTTTCCAATCTCTTCCATATCCTGATTTTTGATCTTTACCTTCGGCAGAGCTTATTAAATTTGTGAGCGATTTTTTTAGATTATTTACTCTGTGCTTATAACCGGTAAAAATGGATTCATTTAAAAAGTCAGTGGAATCAAAGTCCTCGTTATCGTTCAGCTTCTTAGCATCTTCCTCAGCTTGCTTTGCAATGTTATCAATAGAATTCTGCAGCTTATTGATAGCTAGCTTGAATTGCTTAAATATAACCTCGTCTTTAGATTTAGAAATCTCAGAAGTTCTATCTAGAGCTTCTGCAAATTTATGTAGACTCTCCAGATATAATCTTTTAGTCTCTGCATATTTAGAATCTACTAAATCATTATCATCTGCATAATCTATCAATTTAGCTGTTAATGATTTTACTGTTTTAGAATCTGCAACATTAGAAAGTTTAAGTCTAATGGCATCGGGATTTCTATCTCTTTTTGGAGCTAGATCAAATGTCAATATTTTAAAAGCATTTAGTGCATTATCGCAAACTTTAACAAGCAAAGAATCTACTTGTTCATTTTCTAAAAGCTTAGTGTAATATCCCTCCAATAGCTGTTTAGCTACCTGATTCTGTATGTATGGATTATTGTTCATGATTGACGTTTTAGTATATATTTTCTTTGGGCTCAGCAGCATTCTTAACAGTATTGCTCTTTTGTATTTCGGATGAAAGAGTTTTCATTAAAAGCGATATCTCTTGGTATATTCCAGCTTGCTGATTTATGCTTGCTATTTCTGAAGCAGAATCCCCTGGTTTTTTGGATTCTTTAGCTTTTTTAATTGCATCAAACTTCTGAGAAAGAGTTGTTTTTATTCCCTGTATTTTGGTCTCTTCGCTGTCTTCCTCGTTAACAATGAATTCTTTAAATTTAAGCATATTTTCTAGCAATTGTTATTTTAGATCTCAGATCTCTTATTTCATCCATATATTTCTCTCTAATCTCTTTTATTCTCCTGGAAGCAAATGTTCTTGCCTCCTCTGGATTATTTGAGTTTTCTATATCTTTGTTTAAGATATCCCTTTCCATATCCATGGCAACATATCGATCATTTCTTTCCTTCAGAAGGAATGAAACTAACTTTTTTGCCTGTGGTGTATCATACCCCTTTATTGCATTGGTAAATTCGGTTAATGGCAATTTAGCTAAAAATTCAAAAGAAGCATCACTTTCATTTCCGCCTTTAGATTTTTTTTCGGTATTACTACCATCGCCTCCTGTATATTTACCCATTTCTTTGAACCTTTCACCTGATTCTATATCCTTGGTCATCAAGTTACCGTACTTATTTCTGAAGTCAGCATCCTTTTGTTTAGCTTTTAGTAATGCTGTTTTATATTTTGAATATAAAGTCCCAGAAAGTGAAGAATCGGCTAGATTTTTAGCTCTCCTATACATCTCCTCAGCTATATCAACATCAACTTTAGTTTTAAGTTTTTCCCAGTATACTTTAACCCTTTTATTTTTACCTATAACGTCTCTAACTTTAACAAATATGCTTTCAGTTCTTTTTTCATGTGCTCTCGACTGAGCGTCCATCAGCTGATTGTTTCTTTGGATTAGTCGATCGATTCTTTTTATTTCTGCAGGATCGCTTTTAGTTTGTGATCTTTCTAGATCTAACTTGTCAATTTCTACCTGGATATCCTCCCACTTTTCAACATACTCAAGCTCTGCTGATCTGTACTCATTAGCTAATTTATCTAATGAATCTATACTGCCACCAAAATTACTGCTTAACCAGTTTTTTATCTGATCCAATACATTAGCTTCGTTTAAGCTGTCCCATTCTTTAAAGTTTAAAGTCATTGTTAGTCATTTAGTTTGTTCTTTGCAGATCTCAATTTGCTAACGTTAATGTTACCGGAAGAGGTAACAAACACATCAGAAATTATTTTTTTAGTACCTGAATTAGCATCCTCACCATCAACTATACCTTGGTTTATTAAATTAGCTAGCTTAGTGAACTCTTGCTCTTTGCTCAATTTCTTATTTATGTCGCTCTCAGTTTTACCCAGATCCCTAAATAATTTTAAAAGGTTCTTTTTAGAATCTAAGGCTGAGCTAAGTTCAAGCAGCTCAACTTTAATTTTCTCTATATAAGACTTTCTAACCTTATCAGGATTAGCACCTATTCTTTTTTCTAGCGTGGTTAATTTTCTTTCTATATCTGCTCTTAGATCAGCAATATCCTTCTCCAGTTCTTTTTTTCTTTCTATAATATCCTTAGCTCTTCTACCTGCAACTTTTTTCTTTTCCTTCTCAGGATCTAAAGAAAGATCTTTAGCATCAGGTTCATTACCTTTTTCCTCTTCCTCTTCTTTCTTGTCCATCTGGTCTTTCAGAGCTTTAGCTTTTTTCTCTGCCTCTTTCTTTTTAGCATTAATCTTATCCTGATATTTCTTGATGTCTGCGTCATCAGCTTTACCCTTAGCCAATTTATATTCAAGTTCTGCTAATGCGATCTCGTCGTCTGCTCTTCCTGCTTCATAATAATCTCTTCTTCTAGTGTTATTATCAATAACCTTAGTTACGAAATCCTTAGCTTTTTTTATCTTAAGTGAATGTGATTTAAGGAAAGATTCAAACTCTTTTATTTTAGAATCCCTATCTCTTTCAACGGCATTTATTTTTTCCTTGTCGTTTATTGAACTTAAGCCATCTATTTCGGATTCTAGCTTTTCGATATTTTCTTCGAAATCTGCTCTTTTTTCGATGGAATCAATTTCCAAATCTACAAGAAGCTTTCTTGCTTTGTCGATCATACCTACTCTAGATAAAGATCCTAGGAAAAATTTAGAAAGTGAATTTTTAAGATAATCTCCGACAATGCCCTCGTTTACTGTGTGATTGGGTTCAGATCTCTCCAGAGAAGCAAACTCTTCACTAAGTTCACGGTCTACAGTTTCTATCAGAGACTCATATTTTTTAAAATCATTAAATGATGGTAGATTCTTCATTATAATACAATACTTTTTTTACATTGTATATATCCAATTAAGATTTTTTATTCTTAAACGGGTCTGTAATATATTTCTAGGTTAGCGAAAACTTATAGTTTCCACAATCCCATATCTTATAATAGCCCATTCCGTGCATTATGTTATCTACCGTATCGTCCTGGGAATATCCTTTTTCTACTAATTTCTTTTTAGTCCAATTTAATCTATTGGATCTTTTCCCGTCTATACACCAATAATATCCAGGATCTGTAATCTTAACTAGGGAAAACCCTGATTTATTATACGAGGTAGTTGTCCAATCAGGAGAGAATGATATATCGCAATATGTAACCAGTGAATTGCCGATGTTTTTTCTAAAATATGAAATAATTTTAGAAACCCCGCCTATCACTATATTGCCTTTCTTTGTACAACTTCTTATTACCTCATATTCAAATTTAGTTTTACTTGATTCTATAAGTTTTCTAGTTTTAGAAAAACTCATTATTGACAATAATTCATTCTCACTATATAAGCCTAATATTATACTAGCGGTAGAATAACCTTTTATGTGATTCTCAGTACAGAATTTTCTGTAATCCGATTGAGCTACATTAAGCACTGTACATTTTCTAGCATATGTTCTTTTAGTTGATATATTAAGGGTAGCAGAAATCATTGATTTAATGAGATCCTTTTTATAAGTCCAATCATCTTCCCATATATTGTATAGTTTAATGCCCTTAGATAATAGGTATTTGCTCTTTTCCTGGTGATATTCTTTAGTCTTATAAACTTCAGAATGCCAATATAGTCCATTAAATTCGAATGCAATCTTAGGCTCAGGTAAAAATATATCAGATTCTGAAAATTTAGAGGTTCCCCTAAATATTTCTCTATCATTTCTTTTTATATCTCCATCATATATGCTACTTATAAATTCGTGAAGTTCATCTTCCATTTTAGATCCTGCCATATTGGGAGGATTACATGAAGGACAGGGATTAATAGAATTTCTTAATTTATAGTTTATTGATACCGGGTGATTTGTGAATTCTTTATCACATACGGTACAAAGCAATTTGGATCTAATAGAATTATAAACTAATAGTTTTATATTAAATTCATCTAGTTTTTCACCCAATTCATTTCGCTTTGTGGTGGAGGATGATGTTGCAACTTTCTCTGCAATATCTTTATTTTTCATTGCGTTAATATTACCATATTTAGCTTTATTAGTATTAGAAGCTTTTTCCCCCTGTATGAAATTTAAGCTTCCGTGTCTATCTATACATGTAGAGTTTCTTTTCTCTAGAATTTCGCTATTTCTCAATGCATGCTCAGTACCATATTTTTCCAGCATTGTTGCTTTTATCGCAATTTTAGTATCTTCACATTTGAAATTATGATCTACACCGTATTTGTTTAGCATGGTATTTTTGTATTTTTCTCTAGCAGAGGATCCTTCACCGAAGTAATTATTACCATATTTTTCATCTATAGTCTTTTTGAACGATTCAACTTTCATTTTAGATCTACATTCTTTAACACCACAAGTTGGATGATAGCCATTAGAATATCTATAAAATATCCTGCTATTAATACAATATGGACATTTAGCGATTTCTGTTACATTCTCTGTTAAATGCCAAAGTCTTCTTCCGATTTCGCATTCAGGTTCAAGATAGCTAGTTTTTTCTGTTATTTCTGATAGCAGACGTGAGTTATTTCTTATTATAGAGAAAATCCCATTAGCTGCAATCCCGTCTTTTTTACGTTTATTTAGTTCATTAATTATATCAGAAAGTATCATGTCTCTATATATTGTTTATATTATATATCATTATATGCAAAAAAAGTCCTAGTGTTTCCACCAGGACTTTTATTTATTGGGTTAGTTAAGATTAAGCTAAACCGCCAGCAGGTACTTGTACAAAGAATGTTAAGTACATAGTTTCTGGTAAGAAACCAGCTTCTACTAAAGCGTATCTTGATTTAACTGCTATTTTAGGTGACATCGTACCTTCAGAGATAGTTTGGATACTTTCAGCCATCATGTAAGGCATAAATTTAATACCTGGTTCGTCGTCTCCTCCTTTTCTACCGACACAAACTCTTGTGTCATTGTAGCTCATGTTTTGATCAACATATACAGTCATACCAGCAAGAGAACCTACAGGGTATAATGTACCGTTGTTTTGAGTTAAAGTATTAGAGAATGGTGCGAAAGTGAACTGAGAGATATCTTGAAGTGCACTTGCAACTGCAGCGTTTGTAATGATGAAGTTAGCAGGACCTCTTCTACCTCTATTAGCTACCACGTTAGCAGCTGCAAGAAGTCTAGAGAATAATCTTCTTTGTAAAGTTGATAAGTTCTCATATCCTCCTGATGCAGGACCTGCAGGGATTGCCATAGTTTTAGCAGTATCGTCTTTCTGTACGTAAGCTAATGTAGTACCCTGAGTACCGCCGATAATTAAGTTTAAGTTAAGGTTTTGAGCTTCGACGTTCAAAAATTGTTGGTGATTAGACCATCCTAAAGCAAATGCTCTTGAAAGGATGTGCTTGTTGATTGCTTGAGAAACCTCGTTAACTAATGCGTTCTCGATCATTGAAATAACGTCGATACCGAATTGTTTGTTAAGATCTTGAATTTGCTCAGTTGTAACTGATGCAGCAACTTGGAAAGTTTCAGCCTCTACGAATTTAGTGAAAGTTGAAAGACCCATTGAGTTGAAGTAAGTAGACTCAGCAACACCTCTTAACATTGGGTTGTAAGTTTTAGTACCATCAACATAAGGACCTTGATAAGCGTCAGTGTTGTTGAAGCCAGCACCAGAGTAACCTTGAATGTGATCTTCTAAAGCTTTAACTAATTGTGCAGTACCAGCTGTTGCAGAAGTATAAAATCCTGATCCAGCACTTGCAGTAACTACTTGTGCAGGAGTACCGTTGAAGTAAGAAGCAACGTTAGAACCTGATGCGATACCAGTGATTTGGAAAATAGGGAAACCATCAATTCTAGATAAACCTACGAAAGTTAAAAGTAAAGTGTTGCTAATAGAAGCAGTACCACCTACTGTGAATGTACCAGCAGTAGCACCAGTAACACCTGTTCCAGTTGCTGATTGGAAAGTAGGGAATTTGATCATTGAAGGAGCAGTAGCTAACTGATCAGCAGCTGAAGTAGCAGTAGCAGCAGCAACTTTACCACCTGCGTATACGTAGTCTAAGTAAGACAAGATACCAGTTGGACCTGACATAGGGATAACAGGAACGATGTCAAAACCTACAGTCTTCGCAGCTACTTGAATAGCTAATGGAAGTAATGAAGGGAATTTATCGCCTGAACCTTGCCAAGTGTTGTTATAAAAACCAGCGTTTGCGCCAGTTGAATAAGCACTACCGGGATATGAAGCACCTGGGAATGCTGGAGGAGCTACTGTACCCATACCGTTTACTACGCCTAATGAGTTGTATGCACCTGCAGATTCGTTTAATGAATGGTAATGACAATATTTAGTCAACCACGTTTTTTTGTTTTCGTCTGTGATACCAGCCTTGCTCTCAATAAGAGGTGACCAGGTTTCATAGATTTCTTGTTCGTTAATCAATTTCATGATTTTAGTTGTTTTTTTTGTTTATTTATCTTTTTGGAAATTTTTGCTCGAGTGCAGAAGCTATATAATTCATATAATCTGAAGAATAAGCTTGCGGTTTTGCAGTCTCGGCTACATTTTCGCTCTCATCAAGTTTTTGTACTCCAACTAGTTTAGCTCCAAGCTGACGTGTTGACCAGAAATTTTTGATCTGATAAGCGGTATCTAAATTATAGAAGTTTGACTGAGCAACAATTGATTGCTGATGTCCTTCAGATAAAGATTCCCATACCTGAGCATATTCTGCTGGCATTTGGTCAATAAACTTAAGACCTGTTTTAGAGGTGTCATCTGACTCGTTAAGAACTGTTTCGTTAGCCTTTTGTGTTTCGGCTGGGGTTTTTACTGCTTTAGCAGCTTCGTTGATATTTGAAGCGGTTTTTTGTGTCTTAACCGATTCTATTAATGAATCAATCTGCGAAGTTAAGTTCTCATAGTTTCCAGCAAAGCCAGATTCGTTAAGTCCTGCTTCTGCAGAAAGATTTACATTTTCTTTTAATGATGTGGTATTCCCTGCAGGCAATTTACTAGCAATTGATTCTGCGATATACTCACTATAAGCAATACCTTTATTTAATTTCTCTGCAAGGTATTCTGAATATTCTAATCCTTTATTTACATTCTCTGCTAAATAATCAGAATATTCGATATTTTTATTTAGATTTTCTGCAATATACTCGGTGTATTCTATTCCGTTGTTTAATTTTTCTGCAACGTACTCAGAGTAAGCAATACCTTTATCTAAGTTTTCCCCTAAGTATTCAGAATAAGCAATACCTTTATCTACGTTTTCTGCTAAGTACTCAGAATATTGAATATTTTGATCCAATTTTTCTGCTAGGTATTTAGAATACTCGATGTTCTTATCTACACTTTCGGCTACATACTCAGAATAGGAAATAGACTTATCAACATTCTCTGCTAAGTATTTTGCATAAGAAATATTTTTGTCTAAATTTTCTGCTAGATATTTACTATAGCTAATAGTGCTATCTAAGTTTTCTGCAAGATACTCGCCATACTTAATGGAATTCTCTAAGTTCTCAGCTAAATACTCTGCGTATTTTTCAAGCTTAGCAACTCTTTCTTCAAGAGCCTCATTAGCCTTACTTAAATCTTCAGATTCAGTTAGCGATGTTTTTTGGGTTTTAGCATCTGCGATAGCTGTTCTCATCGAATCCATTTCTTTTTTCAAGAAGATGGAATACTGATTAAGCTCCTCCGCAGTAACAAATTCATTGTTCTCCATAAGGACTGATTTATTTTTATTGTCTGTTTTATTCACGATTTTATTGAATTCTTCGTTATTTTCAACTTTATATATCTTCAATGAAGATTCTTTTTCGATACCTAAAGATTCATTTAAGCATTCTAATGTATTTAATATGCTATTATTCTTTATATCTTGAAATTGTTGAGATGAAAATCCTTCGCTTTCATAAACTCTTTCAAGTTGAGCATCCTTAAATCCAGGATCTGCTACTAGATCATAGGTAAAGATTTTCTTGATTGACACCTTCTTGTCGTTGCCAACAGATCCAGCTGCTCTTGAAGAAATAGAAAGCGGAACACTAGCATCTACTAGGTTCTTAGCTATTCTACCCGCTGGGGTATCGAGAAGCTTAACCTTAATTTTAAGGTCTCTGTTACCTTTGTCATAGTTGAGGTCTGTGATCATGTGAGAGATGTTCTTAAGCGATACATCAAATTTCTCTGGGTGATCCAATTCACCGACTAATCTATTCTGAGCTATCTTATCTTTTAGATAATCTAGGTGAGGTAGATATTCGCTCTCTTCATAAATTCTATTGTTGTTGTTTTCTTTACCGAAAACAGCAGCAATACCTTCTAGAACATAATCGTCTGAATTAGACCTTTTAGCTTCTAGAACGGAATTCTGTCTTTCGAGAATGAATACCATATTCTCGTTTATTGATTGTAGTTGGGGCATGTTTTTTATACTACTTTTTTATGTTTCTTATATATCAACATGGAAAATCATTTTTTTTGATTATTCATATTTTATTCTGTCTTTTGTTTGTTCAACAAATCTTTTAGCAAGTTCAAATGCCTCTCCATCTGTTATTCTGTACTTTCTAGATTTATCACCGAAAGGTGCATATTTGTTTCTGAATTTAACTTCTACGATATCACCCCGGTTATCTCTAAGCTCTTTAGCGAATGTTATAGTCTTCCAGTTTTCTATTTTTAATGCCTCCCTGTCTTTAGCGGTTAATATGGTATCGAATAGATTAATCCCTCCCGTCATTGAAGTGTCTCTTACAACGGTAGAGCTCTTTCTGTCCTTGATGCTAACATCCTTAGGATTTACTGTTATATAATAGTCGTCTTTCTTAACTTCAGGCTTTACTTCAGGCTCTTTCTCTTCATCCTTGTTTTTGTTATCATCTTCAGCATCCTGAACCTCGTCTTTTACTACCGGTTTAGATTCTTCTTTCTTTTCTACATATTTATAAAGACCTCTTTTGCTGTCTTCCAATTCTTCTTCTGTGTCAGGATCAATATCTACAGGATCTCCGTTTTTTGCCTTCCAATCTTTAGAGTCTAGTAAGAAGTTTGTGAAATCACCAGTCTCATATTTTCCTCTAAGTTCAGGATTTGCGTAATCTCTTTCAGTAACTATGTACATAGCTACTTCAAGTGGACCACTTTTTTGCTTTGTTGTAAGATCAATCATCTGAGATGGTTTAGCATCTGCATCTCCTGATCCTTCTACCGAATTTCCCTTAACAGTAGTATTAGGATCGCTTTCTTCTAATACAGAATACATCATCCTTTTGAAGTCTGAAAATTTAGTTATAACCTGGGATTCTAGTAAATCCGAGAAAGGCAGGGTTTTTAAGCTGTCCTGAACTCCCCCTTCCTCTTTTGGTTTTTCCTGCCCCTCTTTTTTTATTTTATCCCCTGTATCTTTTGATACAGTAACTCCAAACATTTTACCAATTTCTTCGTCGCTATAAGCTGATAATTTTTCTGTGCTTAATTTTTTACCTACCACGTTTAGTATATTATCCTCGGAATCGCTAAAGTGGAATTCATATTCTTCAGGAGCATCAGAATCAGATATTAATAATACAGGAGAAGCTTCTTTGTATTCACTTTCAAAAACTTCCCAATCACATGATCCTTGATAATTCTGTAAAGAGTTTAGCTCTTTCTTCAGTGATAACATTTCGAAATCAAGATCTTCATTATCTATAAATCCTCTCTCTATAACGTCACCGTTGTCAAAAGCAAGTAATGTGATATCGTATTCTGCTATCTGTTCCTGAACTGCCTTAGAGTTAATTTGGGTTAATATAAATATAGATTTTCCATTAACGTCTGCTACCTTGACCAACTCCATAGTGGTTCTGGTCTCATTATTAAATAGAAAAGAAACTACTATACCCCACCCTCCTGCTGGTTGTGACCAACATATAGTAATAGGTACCCCGATCTTTATTGATTTAGGATCAAAAGATCCCTTAGCAAAGTCATCTACATTCCCGTATCTAGGTGCCTGTTTTCCACTATACCAATTCCAGGTTCTACCCACTGCATCGATAGCTAGAAGTGCCCAGCATACTGGATTTGTCCATTCAGCTGCTTTAGCCATACTCCCCGCTGCTTTAACACCAGTAGCAAATCCTTTAACCATGCCGAATGTTTTTGCTACCATCCCTGCTTTCTCCATATTTCCTAGGGTCTTCTGAAGTTTAGCACCCTCCATACCGGCCTTTCCTAATTTTCCCCAGAAAGAAACAGCTTTCATCGGGTTTACTGCGCTCCATAATCCTTTAATTCCTGAAGATGCTTTTTTCAAAAGACTAACTGATTTAGCTGCCTCTTCCGTCTGTTTACCTGTTCTTGCTAAAGTAATTGCCTTGAGTGTTCTTCTGAATAGAAAGGCTCCGCCTAAGTATCTAGCGCCTGTGTATATTGCAGTTGCTGCAACTGCATAAGTTCCTAGCCTAATCCCATTATTTATAGCATCCTGGGCCAAACTAGGACCAGTAGCGTCTTCTGGAATGGGTCCTCCGATCTTTCTATCGAGAATCTCGAATAATCTAAATTTAGCACTAGGGTTTTCTATTTCAAGAGGAGCAACTTTATAGGCATCCAAAGTTTCCATTAGATTAGCGCCAGTCTCTTGATCTTCTAAGCAAAGAAAAACAGCTTTAGGTTTACTTGGATTCTGTTCCTTTACAATATATTCGGTTTCTAATTTTCCGTCTGCTTCAAGTTTATTATATGAAAAGTGAAGTTTTGTAGTTTTTTCACCTATGGCTTTATCCCCTGCATCTGCTCCCTTATCTTCATATAAAGCATCAGTAGCAAATTCGCCAAACTTAGATACTCTTCCTTGTTCTTGTGACTCGTTGATTTCTTTTAGTGCTTTCTGCATAGAATAACCGCTACCTCCTAGGGATTCTCTGATTATTTCTGCGATATCACCGTACTTTGTCATATCCTCTGAATCAGCAACCCATTCTCCTGGATTTTTATCTAGCCATTTTTTAAAGTCTGAGGAGTAAGCCCACCACTGGAAGTCTTCTAATGATTGATTTGTTGCTCCGTCCATTTTCAACGGTATAGTAAACACGGGGAAATCATTTCCCCTTTCGTATTTACCATCTGTCGCTAATAATATTATCATTGTGTATGCTATTTTTCGTTGTAAATTTTATCGTAAGACTCTGAATTTATGTCTATTAATTTTTCTATATATCCCTCGTTTCTAAGCTTCTTAAATGCTAAATTGCCAACAGAGAATTCACCTTTCTTACTCAAGCCCTCTTTTCTCATTTTCATTATTTTCTCTTTTAGCTTAGTACTTCTTTTATAAAGTTCTTTAGCATTATGAGGTAATACGGAAGATGCAACTAATCTAGTGTGGAGCTGCTCAATTTCGTATGCAATACTCTGAAATTTTTTATCCACATCTTTTTCATCAATCTCAGGTGGATCAAACACTGGATTCTTTATCCATTCATTATTTAATAGTGAGAATAGGCCTGATGCTATATGAGGCTCTTTTGCATCTTGTACATATAATTCCACGTCATATCCTCTAATAGAGATATTGTGTCTTAGATTCCAGATGAATCTTATTCCGTCTAAAGCGGATTTAAGTATTTGTGGGTTATCGTCATCGACACCGTCTAGATTAACTATGACATGAACGTCAAGGTCAGATAATTTTGTATAATTAAAATTTGCTAAAGATCCAGTTAGCTGTATATCAACTATATCCTTCTCCTTAAGTATTTCATCAAACTTCTCAAAGAATTCATCTGCTATTCTGAGTAGTTTTTTTCTGACTCTTTGGTCCAATGTCCATTCGACATCATCGCCCTTAGTTTTCTTAGTCCAGAAAACTGGATTTAAGTCGTCATTATAGAATGGGCTTACCTGTCTCTCTAAAAGAGAAGAAGGCAAACTATTGTAATTTTTATAAGATAAAACTTGGCCCACAAAAAAAGCTTTTCTTGTATATATCAAAGAAAAGCTTTAGATGCTATCGTGGATTAAATATTTTAGCTATCGAAGCACACCTTTAGCATAACTTCCATTACCGTACTAACATCAAGTTCGCAATAAGATTTAATGGTTACATAGTCTTTATCAATCCAAAATGAATCATTTACTTTGGATCCGTCCATTATTCCCTTTGGTGATTCTATACCAAGAGAACACGAAAGTAAATCAAGGCTTAGATATTTTTGATGCGACCAACTACCAAAAGCAAACACATCAGAGGTGTCAACATAAGGAATCTCCCATGGCTTTTTGTCCCATATTCTTATGTTTGCAGGGGGGTTTATTCCATGATAAATCATTCTCTTACCTAAACAAGGAACATCGAAACCTTTTATATTATGGCCACACAATTTCCAATTTTTAGAAGCCGCATTGTTAAGAACCTTAGCAGCCTTTGTGAGTATATCATGTTCATCATCTCCGTAAAAAGATGCAAATCTTGTCTCTCCAGTATCTGTAAAAGAACCAAAGGATATACAAACTACTCTAGAAAATTCAGGTTCCAATCCGGCCTTTTGTTTGTAGATAACCTCTGGATCTTCTTTAGCCAATGCTGGGTATGTTCCTATATAATAGGATTCCCTTTTTTTCCATAGCTCCCATAAACGATGATTTTCGTCATGTAAAGTTTCAAGGTCCTTATAAAGAGCTGCGGTCTCCACATCAAAATACAGATATTTGTAAATGTCTTCTTTTTTAAACATAGCTTATTTTTCTACAAAAATAAGTAAATACTCCGGGAATAAAAATTATTTTCTGTTATTTTTATTTATAACTATAGGCGGGAGTGACTTGTAATCCATTCTGTATTTAAGGCAAGAATCCTCTCCCGAAGGGGATTCTATTATCACGTCTATATCCAACCCAAAAGTTGGTATTCTCCTTTTTAGATACTCAGAAGGTTTTGGTGTAGCTGGTATTCCGCAGTCGTCACACTCTTGTGACTCTGAATGTATAAATACAGGTTTTTGTCCAGATTTCCATGTTGAACAGGACAAAAAAAGTGCTTCCCTTATTGTAAGACCACCGTCATTAAATTGGTGTGGTAGAAGCCTAAAACATATAGGAATACCTGATCTATAATAAATCCCAGATAAAAGATCAGTAACTGAAAAAAGGCTGGGTTTATCGTCATTGAGTACGCAAAGTTTAACAACAACGTTATTATCCATCTCGGAGAGCCTTTCGCAAAAAAGATCCATAGTTTTTTTTCTGTTTCCATAAGCTGATCCTATTCTAACCATTATAGAAGGATAATTAATTCCGATAAGATCTAAAATAGCAGAAAGCCTAGTTATAAGAGATATAGTAGCGCTTTTAATATTTTCTAACTGGGTACCTAAAAAGTACTCTCTGTTTATGTATAAGAATATTCTTAAATCGTTTCTGGTTATTAAAGAGTTTATCTCGTCTATTATTGGAGATACGCTTGATTCCTCCTCTATTATCTCCTTAAAGAAATTTGGAGAAAATTTAAAATCGCATACGTCTATGCAAGTAATTTTTATGTCAATATCAAGATTTAATTTTATATTATCGCCAATTACGCAAAGAAACTCCTCGTATGAATTTATATGTCTACCTGAATCTATTAACTCCGAGTGAGGCCCTATATAAGATAATTTTGGTGGATTTTGTCCTAATATCATTTAATCCCTTTTAGGATTGTACTGGAAAAAGGCATTTTAGTTTCCGATAAATTAGCCTCCTGTAGTTTCTAGACCTAACTCAGAAGAATTGTAAACTGTTTTAGAATTATAGCTCTTATCTGTTATTTCGCTATTCTTGTATTTAGTTTTAGTAGCCATATTACCATGTTCTCCCCCCTCTGCAAATTTAACTGAGTTGGCTTTAACCTCTATGACTCTTTCTGTCTTTTTACCTTTATTGTAAACCTGAATAAAGTATCTATATTCTATGTTATCTGGGGTTCTGAATGATCTAACTATAATACCAGTTACCTTGTCTTTAGAATCTAAAGGTTCACCTATAATAACATCACCTAATTTATACTCGGAACCTTTTACATCGGTCTTCATATTAGGATCAGTCCCGACAGAAACTGATAAATCACTAAATGGCTTATAGTTTATTTTTAGGATTCCGTTTGCTCCGCCGTAACCGTAGGTATCACCAAAAGCTCCGCTTTCTCCTCCAAAGTCCTCGTTTATTGATTTAATATGCTTCATTATTCTATTTATCTTCAGTGGCATCGCCATTCTGAAGCGCTAGGATATCTTTTATTTTTGAAGCTAACTCAAAGTTCTCTGTATCGATAGCCTTTTTGAGCATTGTCTCTAGCCGGGTAACATCAGATTCATCTTTATTTATGTCGGTGTTACCTACTACGTGAATTCTTTGCGGTGAGTAAATAACTTCCAGGCTTGAGTCAAAATTTACATCTAATTCAACTTTTATGTCTTCCCCTATATGATCGTCAGCGTCTTCGCCATCGTCATCAATATTTATCTCTATCCATTCACCATTAACCCAGAATATCATCCACGGGCCATAGAAAAGTTCAGCTATATCATTATCTATCGCATGTTTAAGCAAAGTTTTTAATTCCGATTTAACGTCATTTTTACTTAAACCATCTGAAAATACCTTTCTTTTTATTCCTGGTATTACTGATGTTCCTTCTCCAACACCTATTTTAAAACATTTATTAACTTCAATAATAGAGTCCCAATCTAAGCTTGAAATAACCTTGTCTATTAGTTTGTTATTAGTTTTTTCTTTTTTCATGTCTTATGTATTTCTATTTTTGAAGTCCTGTCTGATCTGATATATCTGATATCCACAAAGAATATTTATCCGGATAGAATTTCTTAATTGTTTCTATGTCTCTCTTTGAGATCCTATATTTATCTCTTATAAAAGATTCAGTTAATTCGGATGTCTTAGATTCTTCCGTCTTAGTAGTATCAGATTTTTTAGTCTTCGTGTAAAGCCAAATGGGCGGCTTTGAGAATCTTACAGAAAGAGTATCGTGCCACCAATCAACTACAGGAGCAGGTACCACTTTTAGCTTATTAAACTGATTTGCCTGAACGGGAAATTGTATAGACATTATTCTATTAATCATAAAAAAATTTCTGGATTTATCTATTCTACCAACAGACTTCCATTCCTTTTGTTTATTGTTAAAGATAAGTTTTATTATATCAAATAATTGCATACAATTTTTATTTTAAAAAGTTTTCGAACGGGTCAAATCCCTTAGGCAGTGGTGTGGTAGTTATCCATTCAGTACCATCCAGTATTTTTATCCTATCCAACGTTACTGATTTCTTTTCTAGCTTAATACCTCTGCTAGTTTCTATTTTACATGCGAAAGAAACCTTTTCTGGTATAACCGTATTGTCTAGCCACATAAGTTTTAGATTGCGTAAAAAGTTATTTTTTACCTTTGCCCTATTCTCTGTACTGTCCACGCCTTTACCTATTTTAAGAATCAATGGCGATATCCAGTTTAGAAAATCATCATCGGCAGCTAAAGATTTTATTGATAGATTTTTCCAGCTTGATTCCATTAGAAGATCGTAAATTTTCTCTGCACTCTTAGGTGTGAATCTTGAGGTTTTTCCTGCATTTTCGAATTCCCATACACTAGGTACAGAATCTCCTTTATCGCCTATTAATATCTTATTGAATATAAAAGGGAAGCTGTCTATCTCTTCGATCTCTACTTTTTTCAGAAAATCCTTAAGTCTCTCCTTCTCTGGTGAAATTGTGGATCCCATATTAAATATACTAACCTCACTCCTTGTCTCGTTTAGCCAATTTTCTTTCCATCCCTTAGGTACAGATAGCACATTCTTTTTTGAATTACTATTCCAAGTAGCTGTCCAAATATCAGGACCTTTCATTCTTGCAAGCTGATGTAAATCTTTATCTCCGCTTATGATAATACAGCTTTCTCCCTCGTCATTGAATTTTTCAGACCAATACAGAAGAAGATCATCGCCTTCTGCTCCCTCTACCTTGGAAAAAATAAATCCCATTTTTTCTAAATGGTTTCCGAAAGATTGCATAAGATCGAAAAAAATTGTCCAATCAACATTCTCGTCTTTAACTCTTCCTGATTTATATCCGCCGTCTTCTATCTCGACATCCTTCCTCCAGCTTCTGCTATCAGATATAAAAACCAATCTACCGCCAGTCGGAAGCATTTTTAACGAAGAACATAAATCAGTAGCGATCTTCCTAATAAACATAGATTGATCTGATTTGCTCTTAAGCACTTTTCCCGGATCTATATTAGATCCATATCCTGCAAATACACCGAATGTTTTGTAAAATACGTAATTCCCGTCTATAAGTATATTAATCATTTTATTCCTCCTATTTTTTCTAATACCTCATCTATTGTGAAGTTTGGGTTTGTTATTATACAGTCAAAATCAGAAAAGTTTTTAAAATCTTCTCTATCTGCATCAATTCTTCTTTCTGCTTTGTCTGCGTCATTTCTTCCTGCTAATCTTTTTCTTAGAATACCCTCGTCTATATCAATCAAAATTATAAAAGATTCCTTTCTGTCTTCTGGCTTAAGTTTTTTTATTCCCGAGGGTGTCATAATAAAAAGATTAGCTTTATAGAACTCACTTAGAGATGTTCCATAGAACCACTTATTAAATTCAACCCATTCGCAGAACTCACCTTCATTTGCCATTCTTATAGCTTCTTCGTAGGTGACGAAGTGATAATCTACACCATCGAATTCGTCATCTCTTGGCGGTCTGGATGTATGTGAAACAGAATACTTTAGTTCTTTCTCTTTTAATAGTTTAACTAAATAATCTTTCCCTGAACCCCCTTTACCTGCTATTATTATTCTTCTCCAGCTATCGTTCATATTAATCCGTTAGTTTCTGTATTTGAAACACTAATGATAATAAAGAAACCATCGGATCAATCACTTGTGTTCTCTGAGACTGGTGATCGGCAACTAAAACAATAACTGCAGGGATTATCTTCTTTAATTCTGGTTTATTGTTAATTATCCAGTTTATAAATTCCTCGCCAAGGGCTGACATAACTTCATCAACCTTACCCTGATATTCACCAACAATACTCTGATAATTTTTAACAGGATCTTTTGATGTTGTTATGAGGGTGTACAAATCTTCGTATGACCATCCAAGCTCATTGATCTTTTCAGAGTCAACTTTCTTAACACCTTCAATCATCCAGGTCTGAACCTTGTTAAGTGCAGATCTAAAATCAGGATAATAATTTTTCTGAAACTCAACTAAAGATTCTGAATCAATTTCTATTCCTATTTTTCCTAGGATCAGTCCTATTCTCTTGTTCCATTCATTTTTCAATTCCTCTTCCTCTGAACTACTAACTGGGTTGAAATCAATAACTTCAAAACGACTTTGAATAGCATCAGGAATCTTATTTATATAGTTGCACGTTGCTACAAATCTTGTATTTACTGCATATTTTTCAACCGTTCCTCTTAGAGCTTTATAGAATTGATCGGAAGCTCCGTCACAATTATGGGTAACTATACCATTTTCAGTTAAAAATGTATGATTTCTTAAAACCGTCAAATTTTTAACATTTCCCCTATTTATTTTTTCTATTTTTAAAACCTTCATTAATTTATTAATTTATATATTTTCTTTAATATTTCTTCATCTATCTTATAGTTATTTTTATTTATTTCTTTAAGAAATTCACTATATTTATAAAAGATCAAATTGGAATTAAAAAATACAAACATCATCCATTTGATTGAGTCCTTCATTAATTGTTTTTTCTATAAAATTACCATTGGAGTCCTTTATCATAAATGGATGATCAACGGTTACCCTTATTTTTCTGCCATCCTCTAAAGTTACCTCGTATAGATCGTCTTCTTTCTCTGAAATAATGACGCAAATATCATTCTCTAGTTTACCTGTTTCAATATTCATAGAAATACAAGGATATTCTTTTCCCCATTCTAAATCTGATAATTTTACTCCTTTCCAATTATCCAAATTTCCTATTCTAACCATCTCTTCCTCTGATAGGCACTCATCGAGAACAACAACTTTTTTTGATGATTTGCCATCCATAACTGACACCGTCGAACAAAAATCGGTTATTTTAGTTCTAATCGTTTCTACTGAGCTCTCGTCAGATACGTTTATGAATATGCTAGGATATCCAGTTGCTAATATTTTTGCAAGGGTCGTCTTGCCACACCCAGGAGGACCGCTTAGAAGAACATTATGTCCCAATCCGTTTTCGAATAACTTTGATATTCGAGACGGAAGTATCATATGTCTAAGCTCCTTTGGCCTAAGTTTTTCTGTTAATAGTTCTTGTATCATACTATTTCTATAGTTAAAAAATGAAGTTGTTCCTTAAAATTTAGAAGAAAGATCATCAGCAGAATCTTTATCGTGTCTGATGTCTACGAAACGCGGTAAGAAAAGCGATCTGTTATCATGTTTATCTGTGATGGTAACATTGTAAAGTACTGCTGCGATCTTACCGATATGAGAATCTGGATCTTTACTTAATGATTGTAAATCACTATCGGTAAATCCTGATCCAACCTTAACATTAAGGGTTTTTGATGCATCGGTCATAATAAATCCACCGATGAATCCTTCTCTTTTACCTTCCCCTGGATACCATCCAGCAATCTCAAGATCACACTCATTTACCTCCTTAAACTTAATCCAGCTTTTTGAGCGGGTACATTGATAAACAGCATTATCCTTACATATCACACCTTCCCCACCAATATCTACTATTTTTTTATAGATCGCTGGTACTTCTCCGGGGTCCGAGAGCTCCCACATCTGCGCGAGCTTAATCGGAGACGTTTCAGATAAACAGCTGGTGATTTTTTCTAATGTGTGTCTTCGATCAACGTACTCCAAAACACCGTTTCCTTTATCTAGCGTAATCAATTCATCAAAATCAAAAACGTTAAATAAGAAACCACTTTCGATTTCATTACTTGCGGTACCCTTTAATATCTGGGTTACTTTACCGCTAACTGACTTTCTGTTCAAGTCTGTTAATTCGCCATCAAAAAACCAATTGCCCGATAAACCCGAGTTTATCATACAAAGTTTTAAATCGAAGGTTATTTTAGGAAAGCAAGAGGCATTAAGTTCATTGAAAGCTCTAGTGAAATATGAGATCTCACCATTTTTATAAACCGCGATAACACGAACCCCGTCATATTTTTCTTCGCAGTAGATCTTATCCCACTTATCAATTGTTGAATGATCGTCCGTCGCTAACATAAGTGAAGGATCAGGGATCAATTCTCTAGAGACTGATTTATTGATTAGCTTTGCACCAATTCCAATATTCATCCGCTTAGTTAGTATCTTCATTAAGACCTTACGAAGCTCTTCGTCTTCGCTTTCAACCTCTGATAATTTAGAAGATAATAATGTTTCCGCTCTAGATCTTAGCGAATCGTTTGCAGCGGGTGCTTTCTTTAAATCTTCAATCAAATCTTTAAACTCCTCCCATAAATTAGGATTATGCTCTTTGCTGTGAGTTGGGAAATTAAGTTTGTGAAGTTTAGTAGTAACAAAGGGATTAAAGCAAGTATCCAGGATATACTCCAGTTTTGGATTTATCGATTCCTTGATTAATGTTTGCTTTGCTTTTTGTGATCCCTCACCTGTTAGAGATTCTACAACCTTTAGAATCTTAATACTGTTTATCATTTCGTCCAATGCCATATATTATTTATTTTATGCAAATATAATACACGGTAGCGGGTAAAAAAAATTATCCAGGGTAAATTTAGACTGGATATTGAAGAATATCAGGACTTTTCTATTTCTTATTTTAACCAGCCTATTTTAAGGCTTATTACAACTTGAAGGTGTTATGATGGATAATAGGTTACGATCGCATATAAGCCAAAATAAAAGGTGCTATGCGAATTCTTATAAAGTTACTTCGGGTGCCTCGCCTTCTTCACCCTCTGCAGGGGCAGCAGCTTCACCCTCTGCACCTTCGGCTTTAGGAGCTTCTTTAGCTTCCTTCTTTTTATAGGATTCATTAGCAGCTAACTGATCCGGGGTTAGGCCAAGAAATCTTTGTATTAGATAGTCATTATCAAAATATGCTTTTTCCTCCTCTCCTACTTTAACCTTAAGCTCGCCCAATCCTTTTATGAACTCGCTTCTTTTGGAAAAATTAGTTAACTGAACCATCTCTTCAAATTCACTTTCCCTGTGGAAATCTAATCCTAGATTTGTTTTAAAACTTCTATCTCTTGATAATTCAGGAAAATCCAAGCACATCTGGATGTATAAAGGTTTTACTAGTATCTCTTGGAAAATTGATCTCAATCTTCTTAGGAATTTTTCGAATCTTATCTCATCCCTTTCAAGTTGATCGATACCTACCTGATAATTGACTGGTCCAGATGCTCTTGATGCAAATCTAGCATAAGGTATTTTAGAATCCATTTTAAGCTTGTTATAGAAATAAAGAACATTATCCATAACATTAAAATCAGGACCACTAGGATTTAACGATTCGATTTGTGGGGATTGGCCATTTTGCTCTGGGAATAAATAGTTTTTGTAAAACTGAACCTTAGGTCTTCCGTTAACTGTTAACTCTCCAGAAGCATCATTTATTGCAATATCTTCTTTGTAATTAGACATGAGTTGACCTAATGTTTGCATCGCCTTTTGAGGTGACTGTGTACCCGTAGGAATAATAAACTTAAGTCTATATGAAGCATTCATAACATTCCAGATAATCCTAGAATTCTCCATGATCCTAAGAATGTTATACGATCTAATAAGTCTTTCAATGTAGCTAACCCTAGATACACTATTACCCTTAGCATAAGAAATATAAACAATCTGCTCGTTAGTGAGCTTTCTGGTCATTTGAGGATTTTTTGGATACTGTATCCAAAATTGTTGGAATTCATTCTCACCTATTTTTTCGACCGCAGGTTGAAGTGAAGAAGCATCTAATTCTTTAAATCCTATTATCTCCTTTCCCTTGTTGTCGTAGATTATTTCAAAAGCAAGAAATCCGTCAATTAGAAATTGTTTAAAGTACTGCCATCCCAAAATTGAATTCTGAAATCCAAAAACGTTATAGATCCTATTGTAATGATCGGCTATCTTATCTTTTACTTTTTCTTTCAGATCTAGATTAACGAAAGAAGGATTAGCAAAATAATTTCTATCGTCGTATGTGATAGATTCGTCTGTAATTGTATCAAGTATAAATTCAATTTCTCCATTTAGTGAAAATTTTCTTAAGAAGTTTCTTTTCTCTATATAATCCTTATCAAAGTAAGCAATATACTTTCTTACCTTTGTATCCTGGTAAGAAGCTGTCCAATAAAAGGCATCGTCCTGTGTAAATCCGGTGCCTTGTTGAGAAAAAGCTCCCTCAGTTTTTCCTATGGCCTGCGAATTTCTAACGACCATGTCGTCATAGTCCATACCAAACTTTGACACCTTTCCAAGGTTCCTTAGTATGTTACCTAAAGCTGACTCATTGGGTCTTAAAAAATCTAAAAATCCTGCCATTTATTATTTTTATAATGTTACCTCTGGTGTTTCCCCTTCTTCACCCTCTTTTTTCTCTTCCCCACCTTCTTTCTTCTCCGCCTTTTTCTTCTCTTTCTCTTTTCTCTCTATAGCTTCTCTATTTGCTATTATATCCTGTCTCGACATACCTAAGAATGTCTCGATAAGGAATGCGTTTGAAAAGTAAGGTTTTTCCTCGTCTCCTGTTAATGAAGACATAGTGGTAACAGATTCTTTCCTTTTGTTTATTACATCCATTTCCTGATTAATCTTAAATGGATTATCAGAAAAGTAATCGAGACCTAATTGACTTTTAAACATGAAATCTTTTTCTAGATGCGCATATTTTTTTGCCATTTGGATCCAAAGAGGCTTGGTTAATATCTCTTGGAATATCGATCTTAATCTTTCAACAAATTTAGAAAATCTGATTTCCTCTTTGTCCATTCCTTCTGCACCGTTAGAATACGGAGAAGTATTACCCCCATCTGGCGTATGGAATCTTGAAGGTGGGACTTTTGATTCTTGTACAAATTTATCAAAGAAATATGACAAAGGCGCTGGATCATTAAGATTTGGTCCTTCTGTATTAACTGGTTCTATAGTGGGAGTACCGTTGACACCAGAAGGCATTAAGTAGTTCTTATAGAACTGTATTTTGGGTTTACCGTCCACTAATAATTCTCCACTATCATCATTTAGCTGAATGTCCTCCTTATAGATACTCATGAGTTCTCCTAATGTCTGCATACCCTTCTGTGGGGATTTGGTACCAATAGGAACAGTCATTTTTAATCTGAAAGATGAATTCATAACTGACCATATGATCCTTGTATATTCAATAATTCTTAGGATATTATACGGTCTGATTAATCTCTCTATATAGCTTACCCTTGAAATTGAATTCCCCTTAGCATATGATATGTAGATTACCTGTGGGTCATAAAGTACCCTTCTTCTTTTAGGATCCTGCGGAAATTGCGTCCACGTGTTAATAAAGCTACCGTCTATTTGTTTTTCTACAGAAGGCACTATCGTAACAGAATCTAGTTCCTTAAACCCCACGATATACTTACCGTCGTTGTCATAGATAATTTCAAAACATAAAAAGCCATCAACTAAAAATTGTCTAAAATATTGCCATCCTGTTATATCGTCGGTGAACCCCCATATATCATAAAGATTCTTGTAATTCTCATATAGATCATCCTTTAACTTTTCGTTAATGTTAGTTATATCTATAAAATCCGGATATGCAAAAAAGTTAGCAGGATCGTAAGAAATAGCTTCGTCACATATTGTATCTAACACCCATTCTATTTCGGGATTAAGCGAAAATTTTCTAAGATAATCTCTTTTTGATTTATAGTCCTTATCGAAATAAGAAATGAATTGTCTGGTTGTAATATCCTGCTTTGCTAGTGTCCAAAGCATGCTTTCATCTTCGACGTTAGCCTTATTTTTATTCAAAAATGCAGCTTCAGTTACACCGACAGCTTGTGAATTTCTGATGACCATGTCATCATACTTCATACCAAAGGTACTCAATTTTCTTACAGATTCTCTAATCCTCTGTATAACAGGGGATTGTGAAGGATCATTATTATCTACAAAACCGGCCATTTAGTATATTTAATTATTCTAGTTACAAATCTTAAATTAATTTCGATTGGAATTCTTTATATATCCCACCTATATCTAACCCCTCTACAAATGTCTTTCTAAGATATGGTATTTTATACCAGTCCTCTAGATCTAAAATATGAATTTCTCTAATAAAATTAGGCTTAAATCCAAAAAGAGATGATTCATACCCTGTGCCTACCAGCATCTTTTTTAAATTCACGCTGGTTAAAGGGAGAGGTGTTGCAGCTCCGCCTTTTTCGTAGTGATTCTGATTTTTTTCGATAAGTAAAGAAAAGTTATCATAGACCTTACCCAGTATCTTTAGTCTGTATTCAGGAGGGGTTACTATTAAATCTATCCCAGTTAATATAACACCGTTATTTTTAGTCTGATGCGAATCAGTGCAAAGAACTATAGGGTTCCTATCAATGAATTTTCTTTTTTCTGTTATTTCGCTATCAGTAGGATACTGAAAAGAATATATCTCGCCAGGTATAAATGGGGGTAAGAATTTTTTATCTGAAGCCCCTCCGCTAAAATACTTTCTGGTGAATATGTCGTCGGTATTCTTTACGAGATCAGCAACATTATTGAATTCTTTTTTATATTCCAATACAGATTCTGAGTACGTCATTTACTTCTAAATAGGAATTTTTCATCAACCACTCCAAATTTAAATCCTCTTTTTTCTGCCCATTCCTTAGCTGCCTTAAATTTTGCCTGATTGGTTATCCAAATTTGCATGTTGTGGTTATATGACTTTAGCTTTGCAATAGTCATAGCTCCTTCGTATATAGGTTTTTGTGTTTGTCTTTCCGGTTTTATCTCTATTATCCATTCTTGCTCATCACAAGATTCTTTTAGAACCTTTATATAAAAGTCCACATTATAGTCATGTTCTTTTTTGTCAAGAGGATTGATATACCTAATTGCAATAGGTTCAGAACTCCATTTTAATAT